TGGTTGCTAGTTACTCTCAGTCTTGGGATGCAGTGATGGAGAATGTAACAACATCTACTACATACAAGCTTACAGCTACTGTTGGTGTCCAAACAAATAAAGAGTATGATTATCAGAAGCATAACGGTGAATGGCATAGAGTTGATTTCTTGAATGTAGATGAGATTAATGAGCTGATTAGAAGTTATGATGTTACTATTGAAATGAATACTGGACATAATATACCAACTAAAACTGAGTGTATTAATGCTTTTGCACAACTACCTCATGGTGATTACACTAAAGATGATAGCTTCCATATCATGAGTACAAACAAAGACAGAATGAACTTTGTTAAGTATCTTGCTAATGGTTCAACAGATGCGGATAACCACACAGTTGGATTGTTCTTTGTTCAAGAACTTGCTTTAGCTACATAGAAAACAGAGATATTAAATAAGGAGTTCTAAATGAATACAACAGTAGCAATAGATATATGCTCAAATGCCTTGATGCTTTTGGGTCATAAACCAATAGCTAGCTTTGATGAAGAGGGAACAGGTGCTCAGGTATCAAAAGCTTTTTATGAGAGTTCTTACAGGGCTAAACTTGGTGGGTACACTTGGAACTTTGCAAAGCAAAAAGTGCTGCTTACAAAGATGAATGAAGAACCTTTAAATCAGTGGAAATATATGTATCAATTACCAACAGACCACATAAGAACTATTACAGTTTTTCCTCACTCTGATTATACGATTGTTAAAGATAAGGTCTACTCAGATACTGATAATCTTGAGATGGATTTTATCTATAGAGTTGATGAGTCGTTTATGACTGCTCTATTTAGAGAGGCATTTGAGATTTATCTTGCAGGAAAGTTTGCAGTTTCAGTAACTGAAAATGTTACTGCTGCGGATGCTTGGATGAAACAATCAGACAGGGCTTTTAAATCAGCTAAAACAGTGGATGCTCAAGAGAAGCCAAACAGAGGCTCAGTTGAAGCTGCAGCTATTCCATATCGTTTAAGAGGCGGTGGTCATGGAAGAGGCAGATATTAGATGCCTAAAACACAAAGTATTCAGACTTCATTTACTGCAGGTGTTATAGCTCCAACTCTTGAGGGTAGAACTGATATAGCTAAGTATTATAATGCTTTAACAGTTGGTGATAATATCACTTTAATTCCACATGGTGGAGCGAAAAGAAGAGCAGGCTCAAGACCAGTTCTAAAGAGTAACGATAGTTCACTAGGGTATGCAGCTCAAGAGTTTTACTTCACAAATGAGGTGAGACTTGAGGCTTTTGTTTTTAATACTGAGCAAAAATATCTTATAGTTATTGACACAAAAGATATCTACATCATCAAAGATAAGCTTGTTATCCATAGTATGAATATCGCAACTATTTTAGGTTCTGCATTTTCAACTGCTTTTGGTTCAGCATTTGGTACAAGTGACCCTGCATTTACAGCATCTCAACTTGAAGAGATGGATGTTACTCAGTATGCAGATACAATGATAATGGTGCATCCTGATTTTCCTCCAATGAAGCTAGTGAGAGGCTTAACTGAAACTTCATGGACCTTAGAGCCTATAGTTTTTACTAATGTTCCTCTTTATGATTATGTAAATCATTATCTTGGAGTTAGAGAGCTATTCAGTGGTGATGGTGTTGAAAAAGAGTTTGTGCTTATTTATACTATACCAAACTTTTCAGTGTATAAAAATGGTGTTAAAACAACAGCTTATTCTCACAATAGAGATGCAGGAAAGATTACATTTACTACTGCTCCTGCAAATGGTGATAAGATAGAAGTCATCTCAGGAGCAGGTGTTCCTGCTATGAACGCAGACAATAGCTATGAAGATTTGTGGTCAGATACTCGTGGATATCCTAAAACTGTTACTATTTTTCAGGGTAGATTATATTTTGGTGGTACAAAGTCTAAGCCTATTAGTATTTTAGGTTCAGTAATAAATGATTATTTTAACTTTAATCTTGGTGATGGTGAGGCAGATATGGGCATCTTTGATACTATCTCATCAGGAACTTTTGATGATATCGTAAACATCTCATCAGAGAGAACACTACAGGTCATTACAGAGTCAGGTGAGTACTTTAATCCTGCAAGTCCAATAACTCCTGCATCATCTTCATGGAAGAGACAAACAGGATATGGTGGATATAGAACAGCAACTGCAGCTATAGATGGAGCTACATATTTTGTTGATTCAAGTCGTGCTGCAATTAGACAGTTTATATTTTCTCTTGATGAAGATGCTTATATATCACCAAATATCTCACTTCTTTCAGACCATTTAGTAAATAAAATAAAGAGAATGGTGGTGACTAGAGGCTCAGGAAGTGACATAGCAAATCTAGTTTATGTTTTAAATTCTGATGGTACTTTAGCGGTGTTAAATACAATGAGACTTGAGGATATCCAAGGGTGGAGTAGATGGACTACTCAAGGTCTTTATAAAGATATATGTGGTGTTGATGATGAACTCTATACTCTTGTAGCTCGTGGGTATGAAGAGGGAACAGAGTATATAAAATACTATATAGAGAAAACAGATGAAGATGTGCTTATGGACCATTACTATTCTCAAGGTGAAGCATATGATAATTTTACAGGTGATACGATTACTAAAAAGTTTTATCTAAAGAACTCTACTGATGGAATATTTAATGTTAAGCTTGATGGTAAAATAGCAGACCCTCAGCCTACTTATTCTGCAGGTGATAACTCTATGAAATTTGTAACTGCTCCTGATAATGGTGTATCTATTTTGGTTACTCCTACTGCTCAGGTTAATACTGAGATGATACTTCCTACATCAGCAGCTCTTGGATTTAGAGAGCTTAGTAAAAAAGGAAATTTCTACTATGAGGGTGAAGATACTCCAGTAAAAGATGGTAATCTGTTGAAGCTTACTTTTGATAGTTATCACTCTTTCCTTGAGGCAGGTTTTAATTTTCCTTTGAGATTAAGAACAGTAAACCTAAACATAGGCACTCAAGAGGGTCAGATTGTAAACAAAAGAAAGAGATTGGTAAAAGTTAAGGTACACTTACATAAGACTCTTGGAATAGATATATGCCATTATACAGTAGCAGATAAGAAATTTATCATGCAATTTAATGAGCCTATTGTACCATTTACAGGACTTAGAGAAGTTTATCTTATTGGATATTATGACCATAACGCAATAGAGATAACACAGGATATACCAATGCCTTTTACAATATTGCAAATAGAAACAGAAATTAAATACTAGGAGCTAATCATGGCAGAGAATACACAAGCAGGAAAGAATAATTATCAGTACTGGGGTTTAGTTGGTAAAGGTGCATCAGAGGTTTTTAGTCCAATAGTTGAGGGGTATGCTCAGTCTGCAGGACTTGAGATACAAGCAGGCGGTTATTTTATGACTGCTGATTCTATGGAACTTCAAGCAGAACAAGAGACTATAAACGCAACTATGATGGCTACAGCTAGAGTAGAACAGTTTAATAAAAATGAAGCAGCTAATATAGCTATGGGTGCTGCTATGGGTAAGACTGGTGAGAACACTACTATATCTGATGTAAATAGAGAAGCAAATTATCAAGATACTCAGGCTATGAAATCTGCAGGGCTTATGAGAAATATATCAGCAAGAAGTTCTGCATCTGCATCAAGAAGTGCAGGCAGACAATCTAAGATACAAGCCAAGGGTGCTAGAAAAACAGCTATATTTTCATCTGCACTTGGTGTTGCTAAAGTTGCAGGGTCTGCTGCTATGATTGGAGGATGAGATAATGCAACAAATACAGCAAGGCAGAACAACTACAGGAGCAGTAAATGCTGCTCAGTTAGATACAACTACAGCTACAAACGCAGGAGCTAGAACAGCTACTGCTGCAGGTAAAATGGCACTTCCTCTCCTCCAAAGACTTAATGATTTTAGCGGTGAGATGCTAGATATTGGTACAGATAAGATGATAGTTGATGCTAAAGAGCAGGCGGTTAAAGATGTTTCAGAGGGTAAGTTAAATCTTATTGAGGATGGAACTATCTACGGAAGAGCTTATGATGGAGCAGGAAAGACTGCTTATTTATCATCAACTACTAAAGATATTAAGGCTCAGTCTGAGAGAGTTGCAGCAGAAAACAAATACTCTCCTGAGGCATTTGATAAGGCATGGAAATCTCATACTGCAGCTATTTCAAAATCATCAAGAGAAGTAGATTCAAATGGTTATATATCAGCGGTCCTTGGAGATATCTCAAAACAGTATGGAGATGCTGCATATACAAAAATTGCATCAAATTTAGCTACTCAACAGAGAGCACTGCATATAAAAGAGAATGAGGAGTCCTTGGTCCTTTTAGAAGATGAGTACGTTTCTGCTATGGTGAGTGGTGATGAGAACGCAATAGCATCATCAGTATCAAGTATGAGAGCTACTATATCATCTATGTATAATACTCAACAGATAGGCGAAAAAGGTATAGAGTCAAAGTGGAAACTTTTAAGTAAGAGAGTAGTTAAAGAAGTTGTGAGGAATGAGTTTTCAAATGAGATGACTCAAGGTACAGCTACTAGCTATATCTCTAACTTTAGAGAGAATGTAAAGAAGAGTCCAAACTTCAAAGATGTTACTCCTACAGAAGTTAATGAGATGATGGATGAGATGTACTCAGTTCTAGGTAAAAAACAGTCATTTGAAGATTCTCAGGATGCTCAAGAAAAGAAATATAAAGAAAAGGCTAGTGATGACCTTAAAGCTTGGATGGATGAGGCATGGCTTACTCAGAAGCTAACTCCTGATGATGTTGATGCAGCACTTGATAGTGAGTTGATAACTCCTGCAGAACATAAAGCATACTCTCTAAAAGTGTTTGATACTGGTGATAAGTTTACAAATACTACAACAGAACTAAATATAGTTCAAAACTTAGCAGCTTTATCTGTAAATGATATCATGAACACAAATAATGTTACCAATGAAGATAAGATGAAATACATCAAGAAGCTTAGAACTTATCAAGCATCTGATGAGGGTAAATGGACTTCTACAGTACAAGGTAGGTCTGCTTTAACACTTCTAAGAACTCATTATGACATAGCGGTAAATGGTCTGCTTGGTAAATCAATGGGTGCTGCTGATGATATAGAAAGGTATAAACAACTTTATCAATCTTTTATTCTTGAGATGGAAGATTTACCTGCTGATGAGAGAGAGTTTAAAGCTATGCACTATGCTCAAGCAGCTACAGATGCACTAGATAGAAGAGAGCTTGAAAAGGGTGCTACTAGAGTATCAGGAATAAATGCTAATGAAGAGAAAGATTTACAAAAAAGAGTTACAAGTTATCAGAGACAGATAGGACAAAAGAAATCATCTTATTACATACAGGGTCTTGCTGAGTTTTCAAAGAACTTTGGAACTACTGGTGATATCAAATTTAATAAAGTAGACTGGAGTAAATAATGACAGACCAACAAATACTAAATGATACAAGTGTGGGTACTATTGAAGTAGCTAAGAGTCCATCAGGTAATGCTCCTGTAGATGCAGGTGTTCCTAAAGATGCAGCAAATGCTATGCCTAGTACATATAACCAAGAGGGAATGACTGTATCAAATGATAACACTTCAACAAGAGAAGTAAACTCAGCTACAACTCTTCCATTAGATTATCAGTATGATGAGAAAGAAATGGCAGCTAATATGTCATTGGCTATAAGCTCAGATATAGAAGATATTAAAGAGGTAGAACTTCTAAAAGATGAGACTTTTTCTTATGCCTCTAAAAAGATGTATCGCTCTATGAATGGTGAAGATTTTACTGGAACTAATGAAGAGGCAAATCAGTATGGTATAGACCTCATGAGAAAGGTGGATAACATCCTCTACAATCCATCTAAAGAGAACCTGTATGGTTTTGTATCAGAAGTGGAAGATATGACTCCTGAGGATGCTCAGAGTGCTCTATACATGATGGAAATGTTTGAAGCTAAAGAGTGGACTGCAAATGGTGTTGGTGATGCTATGATGTATATGGGTACAGATTTAGCAAACTTTGTTGGGATTACTGGATTTGGATTTGCAGGAAAACAAGCAGCAGCT